CAAAGCACCATCCACCTTGCGGTGTGCGGTGGTGTCGCTGACTTCCAATTCCTCTGCTATCTGGCTAAAGGTAAGTTGATGCTCAAACTTTAACTGCAAAACATCCCGATCCATCTCATCCAACTTAGCCAGTGCCTTGCGAATGTCTAGCAATTGCACAACATAGTTGCCACCTTCAGCGGGATTGCCACCACCAGATACACGTGGCTTGGTAGCGTCGCGTGTTTCAACGACGTCCGACCACACGAACGGAAGTAATTCCGAGAGTGTGATGGGTGAGTAGTAAGCCTCATCTTCAATGGCATAGCCCAGAGATTGCGCCTTGCGCTTGCGACAGTAACGATCCGCGTGCCTAGATAAAGTCTTACCCAATTGCTTAACGCCACCCTTGTATTCCTCGGATGATTGTTCATGGTTAAGCCACTGCTGAACCTTTTTATCGCGGCGCAATACCCAGACCATTAACTCTTGACGCACATCAGACACATCAAAGTATGTATGGTATTTGCGATGAACAGTGCGGGCTATTTGTGTCGCAATGTCGGCTGCTTCTTCTATCCAGTTATCCATGAATCGTCTCAGGTGGCTTAAGGTACTGTTGTTGTACTGCAAAGACTGGCGCACGCATACTTGTGTTATAGAACTGTTGTGTCTGTGCCTCATACCCGTACATCCAGCCATGAATGCAGGCGGTATAGTAGGTAGGCAAGGTTACTAAAAGGTACTTACGGGATGGATCATCATCATGATTAATAAGTAATTTACCAGTAGAATAGGCAGTTGTGCGTACTTCAAATTCTCCAACATCGCCCATCTTACGTTCTTCAAACAAAGCAAATGGATATTTATCCTGCCATCTAGCAATGGCAATCTCACCTAAGCAACCGCTAATCTCACGTGCTACTTGCTCAACCCATGTAGGAGCATGGCCTTGAGATGCGTCATTACCTTTTGCCCTGTTGTAATTAAAGCGAGCAACTGCTTCAATCGTGGCAAAAGATAAGTCGCCATGAGACATTTTAATTTCAATCATTTTTAGGCCAGGTGCCTCTTTCAACCATCAGCGCGATAACTGCGTAGTTAGCCATGTCTTTGAACGAGTCTTGAATTGACTCATGGTTCGGGACGTTTTTGTTTTTGTAAAGATTCTTGAGACGTTCAAACTTATCGCCAATGCGTACAAGAAGACCGTTGATAGGCCCACCAAAAGCGTTATTAACATTACCTGGACCATAGTCCGACTGCTTCGTAATAAGGAGATTACCAATTTCATCCATCACTTCCCAGACTGCGGATGCAAAGGTGGGATTTGAATTGTGATTTGATTTGGGTTTTGAATCTTCACTATGTTGAATCCCAAATCGGTCAATAACTTTAACGCTATTTCCATATCCTCGCTCACTCATTCTCTCCCCCTAGATCGTCGTTAAATTGCCCTCTAAAATAATAGTTTTTATCTGTTTCATTTAGTTCATAACAGTATACCACACGCTTACCATTGGTAAGACGCTGAACCATTTCAATCTGATCCAACACCCAAAAAATTTCTGGCACTTGTGCGCCATCCTTTGGCCCATACATAAAGGTGGGCATTCACTTGGCTTCCTGAATAAGATTAACTGTTATCTTTCCGCCAGTAAATGAATCATACTTGCTGGCAATTTGCAGCGCCTTTGTAATAATCTTGCGAGCCTTAACTGGATCATCAATCAACGTCCCACCACCCAGCGCAGTCATGGCACCAAGAGCGAACTTCTCGCCACTGCCTGCTACATAAAGATTGTCGGCGTTACGCTCCCATGAATAGTCCTCATTGATGCAATAAATTTTACCTTTGACTGCCACAATAATAATGTTGTCATGCTCAACGGCTGAGTCAGCCTTGCTAAATTCATAGCCCGCATCCAAGAAAGATCTACGAATTGCTGGAATGAGTTGCCTAGTAACGTACTTATCTATGTCTTTACCATTAGGTACTGGCGGGATAAAATCATGTTCAAGAATGTTAATACCGCGTACTGACCCAGCCATAGCAAATACAAGATTGTTATTTTTAAATACTTTGCCATTGGGTATGTTGATACTAAAGCCATCCTCGCTAGAGGATTGAGAATCAGCCCCGATCATGACCCAGTCTGGGCCTTCAATCGCGGCTATAGTTGTCATGCCTTTATTCTATCATAAAACCATTCAACGCCTTGGTCAAGAAACACTTCATTGACGTCTTGATTATCAGGCAACATAACTACAGTTGCTTTTTCTAAGTCTTCCTTTATTCTTTTAGCAAGTTCTTGTCCAGGGTTTCTACCATCTTCTTTAACGTCGTTATCTGCGAAAATAAGAATGCGGGAGTAAGATTCAAATAGTTTTGGGAACCAGGGTTTCCACTGACTAACGCCCGCAACTCCAACTGATGGGATGCCAACAACACCCGATAATATGATCGTGTCAATTTCGCCCTCGCAAATGGCAATCGTCTCATTAAACCGATGCAAGTCATTGACATTGAATAGCCCAACCTTTTGACCCGTAGGGTAAAGATACTTTGGCGTGCCATCATCTATCGTCCTAAACTTCATTCCCACTACGCCAGTTGGCGTAAGGTACGGAATACTTAATCTGCCAGTAGAATGTTCATGCCCAGCGCTAGGCTCCACGACGCTTCCAAGAAGGTACTTGGCTGCTATCGCTTGGGTTATGCCGCGTGCCTCTAGGTAGGAGAGAGCCTGTGGTGTTAGATTGCTGGAATATCGTTCTGCTGCTTCCGTGAGCGATTTCTTCTGCTCTGCGTTTAACATCTTTAAACTCCTTTATGTTTTCCATCCGCGATACTACATCATATACATCACCTAACACCTGACATACAAGGCAATTGTATCCTTGTGAGTCTAAGTTGTAAGCGGCACTAGCATGACTGTCGTCGTGCATGATGCACTTACATGGTATCCAGCCATGACGGTGCATAATGCGTACACCGTAATGTTCTAGCACTGTGGCTAGATCAGGCTTCAATACCACCTGTCACCTTCAACCATTGGTTTAAATCTTGTATGACCCAAGACTGATCCAGCGATGCCATACGCCTTTTGACGATGACATATGCAGGTGGCGCTGGATCAATCCCTCTAGCCTTGGCATAGTTGGCTGCCTCAGCCACAGCCTCTCGCCAAAATTGTGGTAGATCCATCTTTGCCGTTGCTTTTAATTCAAAGATATAAGGCTGACCCGCAACCATGCAGACAATATCACCCTCATCATCTTTGCCAGCAAGACGCAAACGCTCTGCCATCAAACCTTTTAATCGTAGAAACTTTAAGATTCCAGTCTCAAATGCTGAACCTTTACGCTTACCGTAACTACTCATGCTTCAACTCCGATACTGGTACTCGCCAACCGCCAATGCTTTCATCACGGTATTTATCATTCATAAATTGAAACGGGTTAAACTTTCCGTAAACTTCTACCTGACTATAATATTCTTCATCTAAAATCTTTGTGCCGATAATTACTTTATCTATATCTTTATTCCAAAAAGGAATAGCATCACGAGTACGGACGGTGCGTATCTCATAATTACTACCTACATCGGCAAGGTTTTTACGCTCTGGATGCAATTCATTTGGGTACCAGGGAACGGACCAAGTTTGATTGTAAGTCTTTGCTGCTGCCCATTCAGAGATATTAGCCCTGACATTGGCTAACAACTCATGTTCCAAACGACCAGCGGCTTTGCCTTCGGCATAATTGGGTTTGTCAATTGAGCCAAACTTAGTAAGCCAACGCTCTGTTGCAAGATTAGTACAAACACGTACTTCATCTTTGTTTAACTCAATGATCTTACTCAATGTTACTCCATGTGGTTCCAATAGATAACGCTGCCCGATCTGGGTATAGTGTCATTCTACTTGCATCAGACCATAAAGTTACGTATTGACTGCCGTCGGCGCTATTCTTTGCAAAACGATTCTTTACACAGGCAACACGAAACTCACCAGTAAATGGCACAAGTGCCACTGTCAAAATCATTTCAGGTAGTTGTGCAATCTTGCCTTGAATTGCTTTACGAGCAGGTGGAATATCAGGACGTCCCTCATTCTCAGTGGTATGGTGCAAGAGCATTACTGCTGCTTGCGTCTCACGAGCAATGTGGTGCATAGCCTTAGCAATTTCGCGTAAGCCAGACCATTCATCATTGTGTAGGGATACAACGTTCATCGCGTTGTCCACAATAATCATATGTGGATACTCACCATATGCTTCCGCATAGGCTCGTATGGATAAATCAATCTCATCTAGTGTAGGTGATGGAGCAAAATCAAACTGTAAATGCTTAATGCTTTCTAGTTCTGAACCATAAAAATCTTGTCCAGTTCCACTAGCAAATGCTTCTTCTACGCTTGAAACTCTATGCCCAGTTACCATTGCCGCAGAACGAATCGCGGTGGTATAACCATCTGTATCTGCTGAGATATACAGCGTAGGCACCTTCATCTGCACTGCCATA